CCCCTGATAGACCGGCACCTTAAAGAGTTTCCCGATCAGCGGATAAAAGGAGATCACATCTCCCGCGTCACCGGATTCAGCGGCGACACCAAACAGAACAGCCGTGGACTGGCCTTCCGTTGCGTCGATAATGGTATCTGAATCGACCATTCCAAGCTGGCCTTTCAGAATACCACCGGTTCCAAGATAGCCTCTTTTCAGTGGGCCGGGATTGGCGCTTGCAGGTTCAAACATAATTCATTTCCTTTCTTACAAGTTGTACTTATCTTTCAACTCAAGGTATCGTTTGTTGGACACCTTGCGATGAAGAAGGTCTTCTTCGAGGATAGCCTTTTTCCGTCTGTCCGAAGCAGAAAGCTGAACGCCTGTCCTTCTCTCTGCCGAGAACGTTGCACGTGAGATGGGATTATCCCCATCATCTTCATAGAGCCTTCCTTCTGCGGCGGCTCTGGCACGCTGAGTTGCGTTCATGTCGCCGCCATACATTCCTCTGCATACTTGCTCAACAGTCATCCCCGTGTTCTCAACGGCACGCATAATGCGCAGTACGTCTTTCTTTGCTTCCGGGTAACGGCTCAGAACATCATAGTTTTCCTCGCGGAACTCAATTGTTGCAAGCCGTTCTTCCTGTTGTGCGAGTCTTTCGTCGCGTTCGGCCATGTTTTCTGCGACATCCGCATCATAGCCATCCGCAACGTACTTGGCTTTAAGGTCTTCCTTACGCTTGTTTGAAGCCGCTTCACTGCGCTCCCTAGCAAGCCTGCGATTCTCTTCTTGCAGTTCTTTGTTTTTCCTGCGCAAAGCAATTATCGCTTTCTGTTCTTTTGACGTTAGCTTTTTGGGCTGTTCTTCACTATCGTCATCCTGCTCCTCAGACGCATCTTCATCCAGCGTTTCTTCATCACTGTCGATCTCGTCTTCGTCAATATTATCAGATAGCTTATCGTCTAAGAACTCTTCCTCTTCACCAAGCTGTGCGCTTATTTTTCTTTCAATGTCCGATAATGTTTCTCTTTGCGGTGTCATAACAACATCTCCTATCCGTATAGCGTCGGTGCGCATTGCGTGTTCAGAGCCACGCTTACTCAAAGAGGGATCGACCCCTCAGAAACATCGTAACATCAGCGTCAAGCGTTCTGCGCTTTCTGTTGCGCTTTTTTAATCAAGCTGTCAACAGCCTGTTTAGGTGGCTTGCCTTTCCCACGTGCCTGCGCAACAACTTCTTCTTCTTTTGCGGCCGGTGCAAACGCTGGAATCTCTGCTTCTGCCATGGTGCGCTTTGATTCACCCGATCGTAAGGCGCGTATTAAGTCAACAAGTGCCTGAGCCGATGCGGTGCGAACCATAACTGGATTGCCGCCTGCTTCTTGAAACTCTTTGATCAGCCTCTGCCTTTCGTCATGGTCATCTTCAACGGTTGGCTCCGGGTGATATTCCCCATATACGATCTTATAATCAGGAAACCGCTCTTTCAAAACCTTTTTGCCAAGCTCTGTTACTTTTGTGCCATCGCCTACAAAGAATCCCATGATCTGTTTCTCCATACGGTCAGGACAAGCGTAAAAGCCATACTCCTTAATCATGCCAACCCTCAGGCAGTTACCGCCAAAGAAACTGTTGATACGGAATCCGAAGTCTTCAATCTTCGTGTATCCACCATTGATGCTGTTGATTGTGTGTTCTTTGCCGGACAGGACATTTGGACGAGGACTGCCCGGGAACACATGATTGGGGAAGTAAATTGTTCGCGTCTTGTGATCAATCATTTGTAACTCTCCTTTATTTGCTTTTGCAGTTCCAACAATTCTTCGTCCGACATGGCACGCTCTTCCAAGGATACACGCGGCGCTGACTTTTTGACTTCGTGGTACCCGCCTTGTGGCAAATGAATCCCGATTGAATCTGCGTCCATTGCCGCCTGTTGCGCCTCAATTTCCTGATACTCGCGTGTCGCTTTAGATAAATACGCCAACGCGATGTCATCAATCATAAAAGGCAAGGCATCAATAAATTCTTTAGGCACGCGCTTCATCAGCTCATACTGTATCCATTCCTTAAAGGTAACTGGATTAACCGTTGTAGCGCCGCATCCAATGGCTGTGCATGTACACTTGCGCACGCGCTTGCCGTCCTTGGTTGTTCTGCCATCCCACAACGCAAGCGTTTCACAGCGACCGCAGACAGGATAACTCAAAATATTGATGGGGTTCATGTTCGAGGTTACAAGGTCTTGCATCATTTTATTATTGTGGAACAGCTTCTTTGCCAGAGCTGGGTACACGTCCATGAGCGCCTTGTAAACGCCCATAGAATGAGGGTCTTTCTGTGTAAACAAGTCTGCCATGGCACTGTGCGCTATTGTAATATTTTCACTCATAACGCTCTCCTTGTATCTGTCCTGCCTGTCCCGACAACACTGCCTGCCAAGTTTTCTGCCAGCGGTGCCTGCTGAGACCCCTGTGGCATCTGCACATTCGTTGCTGTCGCCGGATTGACGGGCTGACGTTGCATCGGATGTGTGCCAAACGGCTCAAGCCCCATGGTTGCGCGTAAGCCCTGTATTGCCTGATCTTGAGATTCCAGCTTGAACCCAAGAATCTGTTCGAGCATTTCACGCGCTTTGCCATACTCTATCAACGGCTTTGTGTTTCCTTCTTCATCCGTGACTGGTAGCTGAAGGAGTGATATAACCATGTTAAACAGTGACACTCTATCCTTTGGAATCCCCTGACCGATTGTAACTTTGACATTGAAGTCCAGCTCAGCCATGACACGCGACTTCTTCTTGCCTTCTCCCTTTGTTACGAATTCATATCCCTGCGGCGACAAGCCTTTGCTTGCCATGTCATTGGCCTTTTCAGGAGACACTGGAATAGGATACGGCACTTGCTGGATGGACTTGAAGTCAACCCATTCCGTATCTCCTTCTGACGTAAAACTCCACATCGGTATCGTCCAGTATTGCAGGCATAACTGCAAGCAGTAGCGATACGCCCATGCCATAGCATGAGAAATATCTGTCTTCTTGTCGTTGATGCCAACACTGCCTTGTGCAATCTGGTTGTTGATCTGTGTTGCAGTTGCCGATGCAGTATGCATGTTTCCTGTCATGATGTCATGGAAGCGAACCATACGCTGTGCTTCTCGGAGCAGAAATTCGATATACTGGAACACAACGGGACTGATGCCTGCCGGTTGAATAACGCGGATAGACTGATTAGGATTTTCCGCCAGCATGGGCTTTGATGGGTCTGAATTGATCTGCTTGATATTTGCTTTGCTTCTCGGGTCTACAACCCACTTGCCTTGCGCAGAGAATTTTGCGGCGATTGTTAGCTCGTCCGTAAGCTTATTGACAGTATCCTGAGCGTTCTCAAGAAGTTTCCCGTCGCCAATACCATAGATGCTTCCAGCCTTGGGAATCATGCGTGCCATATAATAAGGATATTGATTGTATGTCTTGGTGTAATATGGTTTGCGCGGGTCTGACTTTCTCAGAACAAATCCGTTTGCATCCATTTCAATCAGTTGCAGATTATGGTATTTGTTCTTTCTTGTCCAGACATGCAAGAGCACAAACGCGTTGTTATGGTCGATGCTTGTTTCAGTGTCGTCCATCTCTACTCCTGTAGCAATCGCATCCGCCACTTCATCGCCGTACTCCATTCTCGCCCAACCGATTGAATGAACGCCCATCCGTTCTATAATGTATTCTGCCTGCTGTAGATTCTTGTAGTCCTTGATCTTGCCATCAATAATGATATTTTCTATATCTGGCGTTGTTATGACAGGGTATCCGTTTGGTCTGACCTTGCTTGTCTTTGCTTCTTTTTCCCATCGTGCCGAAACAATGGCGCTCCCCTTAAGGTCATACGTGCGTCCAAAATCCTTGAATGTTTGCAGGAACATGTTTCGTTCTCGTACGTATGACCCGCCTGCATCCAGCATCTTCATAAACCCTTCCTGTCCCGGTTGTCTGCTGGTGCATGTGAACTCAATGTTCGCCTCAATAATCGATGCTACCTGCCCTTCAATGACAGGCGTTACCAAGGCGACGAACGAGCACGGATAACTCGGGTCACTGCTTACTCTGTCCCGCTCACAGTTATACATCTTATCCATAGCTTCCCATTCAGCAATCTGGTCTGACATCTCGGCAACGCGCATTCGATACTCTTCAATGAAGTACGCGCCCAATGCTTTGTCTTCATCAGACATAATGTCGTCAGGAGAAATCATCGGTTCCTGCCTGTCTACTAGCTCAGGATAACTGTCACGTCCCCAATACCCATACTTCTTAGCCATGTCATCTCAGCCTTTCTTCCAGCTCGTCAATTTTTTTCTTTAGCTCATTCGTTTTTACAAGGTTTTCATATGAATACAATCCATCATCTCCAAGGTACGGAGCTTTCACTTCTGCTTTTTCGCTGTAGCTGTACATTGGCTCCTTGCCTTTGGACTCTATATTTTTAAGTATCTTCATCATAACATAAATGATGACCGCAATGCCACTTGCAATCGTTGCCAAGAACAGGACAATAATAATTTCAACTATAGAAGTCATATGTTTCTATATCCCCCACTAACGCTTCCATGACGGTCTTATTGCGGCGCATGTAATCCCGCGCTACATCCTCGTCCATATTCCCCTTCTTCACTGCTTGCGCCAATTCCAAGGGATACCAGAATCCCTTTACGTCATTCTTTTTCTCCTGCTTATATGACACCTGCTGGTCTCTGCACTCAATACATATTGCAAGAGACATAACCAAGTCATCATGCGCACCCGGCGCGGCACCAATCCAAAGCCCATTCTTTCGCTTTGCCTGACGCGTGAACGTAAGCATCTCGTTCAGTGTCGTCACGTCATTGATTGTATCTACATGGATTGAAACATACTCGACTAAATGTTGCAAGATCAACTGCCTGTTCTCAACACCAGTAAGAAACCCATACTTAGGCTCATACCCATTCTCCATAGATGACGACGGCTTGTTGCGCTGATAAATATTTGTATAGCCATACTCTAGGAATTTCTCAAGTACATACAGACCAAAGTTGATTTCAGGTGCGACCAACGCCTTGTTGTAATAATTTGCTAGACAATAGAGTTGATGGAAGCAGACATGCGGTGAACGCTGTGAATGATAGACGGCGGCTTGGTTCTTGGTAACGTTATTGATTACGTGTCCAGCCCAATAGTCTTCTCCTCCGCCTGCCGTATCTATGGACAAAACATATGGCACGCCCGTCTGTGGCTCTTCGTAAATAATGGTTTCACCTGTGCCATCTTCAACCAGTGTCATGCTTGTCAGGTCTGGCGCATTATCCCTGTCTCGTTCGAACTGGAACTCAATTGTGCGCATATACCGTGTTTCATCAGCATACAGCGCCTTAAGGCGGTTATTGACTTTATTCACATCGAAGATGGACTGGCCCATGATGCCCCACTGGCCAAGCGCATACACCTGATACGCATACGGGTTCGTGTACTTATAATCTTCCAGCATGGCAACATAGTCTTCTGGCAAGAACCTGTTATGCTTGTAATTGGTTTGCAGAAACATGAAAGTCTTTTTACGTCCCTTAGCCTTGTTTTCCATCCAGCCCTTGAGCCAATGGTCAACAAAGATCGGGTTGAACGACAGAATGATTCTGCTTTTATGCTTGGGGTCGCGCATACGTCTGTCCAACTCGTCTACAGCATCCGGCGACTCTTCTTCTGATGCTTCCTCGTACCATACATCCGTCAGGTTCCCTACGCGTTCGTCAGACCCCTCCGGTGCTTTGAACTTAATTGACTTGATGTTTTCAATATCGTCAACGCCATTAAACAGAATCGTGTTCCCGTTCAGCACACATGTCATACGCACAAGCGGATGCTCAACCACATGCCAGAATTGCAACAAATTGAACTCCGACATGGCGTTATATATTTCCGGGTATGCGGAATCCCTACAGTCTACCGCCTGTTTTCTCAGCACCACGAGGTTTCGTCCGGCGAGCATGGTCATCTGTATGGCAAGCTTCTGCGCAACAAAGGTGCTTTTCCCTGAGCCAGCACCACCCCAATACACTTCGTAGTTGTCCACAGTATCAAGGTATGGTAGGTACACATCATTGAACATCGTGTCTTCAATGTTGATGTTGTACTCTTCATACTCAAGATATTGTTTCAGCTTCAATATGAACCGCTCCTTGTAACACAACCTATAACAATGATATTATAACCTATGGAACCAAATAACAAGGGGGTTATCTCATGGAATACGGAGTAGGCGGCTTCAAATCAGTCCCTCGACCAGACCGAAACCTGTGCATCTTTACCTGTAGGCTGGTCACAAGCCCGGAGTTCAGCATCAGGAAAACACGAAACTCCAAGAAACCAGTAGCCTATACTCGCTTCAAAGTTGTATGCAATTCGTCTCCAATCAATCGTAAAATATCCACATTCTTCTGGATGTGCGCATGGGGGCACTTAGCAGAAGAGTTGACAGATCGCCTAGAAAAAGGTGATGACATCCAAGCGTTCACACAGCTTGTAAAATTTTTCACCGAACCAGTCATTGTCAGAGGCGAAAAAGTCAGGGACAGAATGGCCATGTTTGAGATCAAAGACTTCGCCCTCAGATATAAGAAAACAACAGAAGAAGACCTTCAAGAAACGCCGGACGAGGACGCTTAATCCTCCCCGGCGCTCTTCATTTTGTCGTCTATTTCCAGCGTTTTCCCGGAAACTGTGATGTACACAGCAGTCTGGTTGATGCCTGTACTGCGGTTGCCCTCTTGATACTCGGGCTTTCTGCCGCGTAGCGCAAACGCACGCTCAGACCCTGAGTTTGGGTCTTTTCGTACCAAATCCCACATGAATTCCTCTGCATCATCCGCTTCAATCCGCTTAATCGCCAGCAAACAGCTCTTAAACAGCGCCGAATCCTCTTCCCAAAACACCACGTCCGCACGGTTTATCCCCAATCTGGCGCATATATCCGTGCTCAAATACCCTTGTGCGCGTAAATTCAGATACATCACCTGCTCCGAACTCAATTCGCGTACCAGCTCAGCCACTTCGCGCGTCTCTTTCCGGTTGCTCTTCTTGAGCATGATCGCCCCAACCTTGATCGCACTCCCCGGCTCACCACTCACCGCCACCAGCTCAACCGGCTCCCTTTTCTCTTTCGCGTCAGAATCCTCTTTCTTCGCTTTGCGCATACCCCTTGGCATATCCTATACCCCTTTCACCCCTGAAATCGATTCTAGCCCTATCCTCGTGCGCCACAGACCCATGCACACCATACACCTTACACCAGCTCCAACATAAACTGCCCTTTTCTGCCTGCACTTGCCATTATACCACCAAATTACCCCAAAATAACCATCTTAATTTTACCATAGACGAGCAACCAACAAATCAACCAACCAAATTGGCTGGTTGATAGCTACCTGCAAATCACCATCAAACCCTACAGCCTCTAATCTTTCACCGGTGGTTGGAAAATTCTATAAATACGTGCATACTATATTTGACTAACCAGCAAGTCAACCAACCACCAACCAACCAAATCATCAGCCGTTAATCTCATACACCTGCTACAAACCCCCAAAAATCAGCCGTCTACAGCTATCAATAACAAAATATTCGCAGATAGATCGCAAACCAATAAAACTATCTTCACCCAACACGCCATTAACCAACAGCCAAAACCACCCTTTGCAAAAGAAAAAGAAAAAAAGAAAAGAAAAAAGAAAGAAAGTTCACAAAGAAAGAAATAAATAAAATAAAAAAATAAAAATAAAACGCGCGCGCGCGCGAGAGTTTTCGTTTTTCCAACCAACCAACTTCTTGTACCCCAAAAAAAATTATCCCAAGCAGGATGTATTGGAGACGCCCCCCCCGCTTGGCCGATGGTAGCCCTGCCCTGTTGTAAAATTCGCCTGCCCGCCCGCGCTATTTGCGCGCACTATAGCATGGACTATGCTATAATATAGGTGAGGGGTAACCTATACCCCCGATATGAGAATCTTAAGAGGAGGTAAAGACAATGGAAAAGGCAATGAAGGATATCACTGAGGTATTGGACGTTAAGTCAATCGAACAGTTTAAGGCGGAGGCGAATAAGATAGCGTTACCGAACGAAAGTGACTTGCCACCTATGACGCAAGTTATGAGCGGGCCCGTAGTAACGGGCAAGGGGAAGCCAGCCGAAAAGACGGGCAAAGTTACCGTGACGGGCAAAGGCACGGGCAAGGCAAAGCGCAAGGAATCGGCGCGTGCGCGTGCGAATAGGCTAGCGCGCAAGGCAAGTGAAGCCTATGAGAAAGCGCTACGTGCTGAACGGCTTGCGAGCAATCTCGATTATGCGGTATTGATCGCGAGACTGGACAATCAGAAAAGCGCGTACCGCAACGCGCTTGACGATATGAAGACGTTCCCGGATGACAAGAAAACGTCATCCAATATCGAATGGCTACGCGTCAAAGCCTTGCGGTACACGCTTAAGGCCGAGATCATGAAGACTGAGCTTGCGATCGATAAAATGGAAAACCCGTCAAAGTATTTCAAGCGCGGTAAAGGTGACGCGCAATTAATAAACAGCGGTGTCAAGTCGGTAAAGCGTGACGCGCTATACAATACCGACGAGACACGCAAGGTAAAGTCAAGCGTCAAAGCTTGACACGTTCCCGTTCCCGTTCAGTCAATCCGCGCATGAGTCAACCGCCTATTCTATTTTATTTTAATCTTGCGCGCATTATATCATAGGATATGTTATACTGATTATGACGGCAGTATAATGCCGAAAAGAAAAGAGGGTTGAACGATGGCAAAGAAAAGTAAAAAGATTGAACGTATGTTACGTGAGATTGATGAACAGCGGGAAGAAATACTTGCAAGGAATGAAGAGCTCAAGCGTGATGCCATGGCAGGATACCGCGAAGCATTGGAGGCAGTCAAAGCGAATAAAACGCCAGCCACGCTAAAAAGGATGTATATGAAGCGCATCATGGTCATCATGGCCTATACCGCATAGGATTAAACCACGCAAGGCTTCTCGCGTACTGAGCCGTTAATCAGTACGACACCTAAAGAACGATCGGCAAGCGCAAGCATAAAGAAAAGAGGGATGACATGCCAGAAAAGATTGTCCGGAATCGTGGCGCGTGGATATTCAAGTTCCGCTTTGATAGCGGAGTTGAATATATCACGGTTCAGGGTATCGCGCCTTTGGCTTTGGCCTTGCGGATTGCAAGGCACCGCGCGAAGAGGTACGGGGAGGTTATTGCATGAGGCAAGTTGTTTTCAAGTGGCCCGGACAACGGGCAGAAGGGATGACGATAACGACTAATCGCGACCGTGCGACAACGTTCCAAACGATTGTCCACGGTGGCGATAATGAAGGAAAGTTCCGCGAGTTTCACGAGTACGCCTGCAGGAACATCAATCGTTTCAGGGTGTATTACATTGTGAAAACAGTCGGGCTTTGGGAATCCGAATACCCGACAGAACATTACAACGTGTCCGTAGATGGCCATGAATTCTACGGCCCGATCATGATCATAAACCGGATGAATTCTGTTATGTCCGGTGATGATTTGGACGAATTGTTTGACATGATGAAAGAGGAGTGTGAAAGAGAATGACGAGAGAAGAGTTTGTGCAGTTGATTCGGGAAGATTGGTCGCAACGCGCTTGCGCGTGGTGCGGGCATCGACTTGAGTCCAACGAAGGTATCGAGGCAAACGTCTCCGGTGACGTGGAGCTGTTTTGCCAGCCGTGCCACGATGCGCTGTTTGTTCCGTGTGCTGAATGCGGTGCGATTGAGTACCGCGAATCTATGGTTGACGTCGGCAACAACGCTCGCGTGTGCCAGACGTGCTTCAGGGACAATTATGCACGATGCGAACACTGCGGACGCATCGTTAGCATTGATGATTGTGTCAGCGTGAACGGTGGCGATATATGTTGCCAGTCCTGCCACGAAAATTATCACGAGTGCAGGCACTGCGGTAACGAGTACCACTCGGATAACATGCGATCAACATCCCGTGGCTGGGTATGCGACCAGTGCTACGAGAACAGGGGGCGCGCGATCAAGCAGTACAACTACAAGCCGTCGCCGATATTCCACGGTGACACGTTGAGACACTACGGCATCGAACTGGAAGTTGACTTGCCCGAAGACGAGGACAGGGACGAAGACGACTTGGAAGAGGATGCGAAGAGCATCCAAGAGCTGATTGACGACGAAAACGATGCGTTCTATATCAAGCATGATGGCTCCCTGCACTGCGGTTTCGAGATCGTAACGCACCCATGCTCACTTGACTACCACTTGAACAACTTCCCGTGGGAGCGCGTGTGCAAGATGGCACGGTCAGCAGGATACCGGTCGCATGACGTTGACTCTGCCGGGTTGCACGTTCACGTGAGCCGTAAAGGGTTAGGTGCAACGCCGATGGAACAAGACTTGACCACGGCAAAAATCATGCTACTGTTTGACAAGTGGTGGCACACAAAGATTGTGCCGTTTTCAAGGCGCGACACAAGCGCATTGTCAAGCTGGGCGAAGAAGCCCGATGTCGGGATGCGCGAGACAGACACGCCCGACGTTGTGATCTACAAGAGCAAGTCAAGCTCGAACAGATACCGCTCGATTAACCTGCAAAACAGGAACACGATCGAGTTCCGAATCTTTAGAGGCACTTTGAAAGTGTCCACGATCAAGGCCACCTTGCAGTGGCTCGACGTGCTGATCGACTACGCCATGCGGATGGACTTGTCGGACATCTGGAAATCAGATTGGGATAGCATCTTTGCAGGCACGGAACACGAGGAACTGCAAGCATATCTGCAAGACCGTCACCTATTTGATGGTGACTTTTAAGAGCGAGAGGAGAACCACGTCATGTGTATTATCGCAGTGAAAAAAGCAGGGATTGAGATGCCTGACAGCAAAGTGATGGACGAAATGTTTTGGAACAACAATGACGGTGCGGGATTCATGTTTGTCAGTGATGGCATGGTACATATCCGCAAGGGGTACATGAAGTTCCTTGACTTTGAAAAGGCAATCACCGAGGTGGATGAAGAAATCGGGCTGAAAGACAAGCCGTTGATCATGCACTTCAGAATAGGCACGCACGGCAAGAACGTGCCGGAGAACACGCACCCGTTCCCCGTGTCTGAGAACTTGCACGCGCTACAAAAGACGCGCTTGCGTACAGACTTGGGCGTTGCACACAACGGCATCATCTATGGCACGTACCCGCAGAAGGGTGAGTCAGACACGATGGCATATATCAGAACGCAGATGGCGCTGATTAAGAAGATTGACCCGAAGTTTATCTTGAATGACACCGCCTTGCGCTTGATCTACAATGCGGTTGATTCGAAGATGGCGTTCCTTGACAGGCACGGGAACGTAGCCATGATCGGTGACTTTGTTGAGGACAACGGCATCTTGTATTCAAACACGTCGTACAAGCCACGCTTGGACTACCGATACAACGACACGGGCACGTCATACGGTGCGCACCTTGCTCCTCCGCCGTTGATGCGCAAGGCCATGCTATTGTCGGACAAAGACGGGTACATCTCACTCAAGAACAAGACAACGGTCGATGCGGACGGGTACTTGTTGGGAGAAAGCAACTTTGTCTACGTAACCTTCGACTACAACAAGATATTCTATGTTCCCGGCGCGTATGCACTTAACCACCAGCACATGCCGATGGTTTTTGACCCTGCCGATGCGGATTACTTTGAGGTAGGCACGTGGGCAGAATTTAATAGGGAGTATGGACGATATGATGAAACAAGCATTGATTAAGTACCCCGGTGAGCGTGTGCGGGGCATCAATGTCAGGGATATTGATGCTGTAAAAATGATTATAAAAGCATGGTTCGACAGAAACAACGTGCGAATAGGCACGGAACGGTACGTAGTTATCAGCAGGCCACATAGCAATAGCTCTATTATTGCCGTTGCGCTTGATGTGTGTTCGATTTATGGCAGGCTTGAACCACATGTATGCTTTGCTGGACCTGCACCGCACTTGTGCAAGGAAACATGTTCGCCTATCGTGATAACAGATATGCCGCTCACGTTTTCTTCTCAGATCGCAGACATAAAGAACAGCATGTTGCCTGAGCTTTTCGAATGGATATGCCCGCTCGACGTTGGCAGGCACGATAATGCTAGGGCTTTATGGGGGAGGCATGAGCCATGACCGTTGACGATATGCTAAGCAGGCTAGGATACCACGTGCTGTTAAACATGATGAAAGGAATGATTGATTGTGAAAGTACGATTGAGAACGAGAATCAGGAACTACTTCTTCAGGAAGCCAACGTTCAGGCTGAAGAAGATAACGATCAGGAGGGTTTAGATCATGATATGTAAAGCCATTATCAAACGTCCACGGCAAAACCCGTTCGGCTCAAACATCCATCTAGGCGATAACGAGACAATGGTCGAGGCGTTGAGACGCATCGCCAACAACGGCGAAATGAATAGCTCGGGCGACTGGAACATAAAAACAATAGACGGTGACTTGCGCGTTGTTCATGTTGGTTACTCATACACAAGTGACCGGCATGACATGTCTATCAGGATGCTGGTCGAAGACTTCTGGTCGGTTATAGAAGGTGGCACAAAAAGCCCCATAACATTCAACTCAACCTTAATAATCTTCAAGTATGACGGGAGCAGGCACATGAGCTTAACCGATGAAGACGTTGATTGTATAGCAAATTTAATCATCGACATGGATGTCGGCTGGTCTGGAGCAGTCGCAAACGAGTGCGAACGGAAAATGCTTGAACTTGGATACAAGCGGCTTGTCAATGATTTTGGTGCTGTGCTTTTTGCCCTGCGCCAGTATCAGAAGCCGAGCGAGTAACGAATGTTATGCAAGATTCGTTGCAAGATGAAAGCGAGGTATGACGGATGAAGCTGAGCGAGATAAGGGATGCCATTAAGAAGCTGAGAGAACAGCCAATAACGCTACCAGATGCAAACATGGCACTATATCCCGTGCCAACAGTCATGTACTTGGCGCAACACGCCATAGACCTTGCCGCCGAGAACGAGCGACTAAAGGCCAAGCTGGATGCGGTGCGGGCAATGGGGTGATGTAGCATGTCTATTAACAGGTATATAAAAGTCATTGTATGGGAGCCGGGCAAGAGACTGCGAGGCACAAAGCTCAGGCACCGAGACGAACTTCATGTAGGAGCAAATTTTGTGCTGAGGGAATGGTACATCAAGCTTGGATATGACATCGGCTACGTTTGTTCATCCGAGTGGACTGGGTTTCACGTGAGTAACCCGATCGCCTGCGTGGCATTGAGTGATGATAAGTTCAATGCGTTTCTCTTGCGCAACGGTCTTACATCGCCTAGCTTCCCTGACTATGGGACTCCGCAAGCCATATACGTGGGCCGCGAATTTATAAGTTCATCAACAAAGATTACAACGCCGTGCGTCTTCTTCAGCACGGACTACGTAGACTTGACCGACAACGATGTCGCGATGATCTACGACAATGTTCGAACATAGCTTGACGATATAATACTAATGTGTTATGTTAGTATATACACTGAACAACAAAGGGAGTGTGAGAAATGAAGGTAAAGTATTCCATTGAGTTACAAGGCGGAGAACAGGACGGGCTGAAGCACAAGGGCGAATCAGACGTAGCGATCATACTTGCGGGCAACCTTGCAGATGATGGCGAGCTGGCAACAGAACATGTCATGGCCGTGGGGCCGTTGTCTATGGGGCATATCGTAAAGATGACGATGGGGTTTGTCGAGTCGTGGGAGAACGCGAACGCCGAGTTCGGGATTGACTTGCAGAAGCTGTTCTGCGTGGCACTACTGACGATGATGAAAGAGAAGATTGACAGGAGGGGGGGCGATAATAAGATATTCGGCACGGACTTTTCACTGGGTGTCATTGTTGACAACATGCGCAAGGCAGGATGGAGTGGTGGTAAATGATTCATATTATCTTAGACGGAGCAGACTCAATGGGAAACAGAATCTATCAGGAGTTCGATTGCCATAGCCTGATTATGTCGGCGATAAACAGGTCGTCCGAAAAGGCGAAGGTCAAGACAGCGACAGCGGGAGACGCAAGCGATATGCCGATCATGTTGCAGGAAATCTTTGAGGCAATCAAGCAGGACGAAGACTATGATGAAGAGACAAAGCTTGCCATGTACCTATTCTCAATGACAGCAATAGCGAGCATGTCTCCCGATGCTATGAGCATCTTCATCAGGAAGCACGGTGGTCAGCATGGAGAGACCGAATGATCTAACGGAACTCATATCATTTTACAGTATGCTTGTGACCAAGTATGGAAGATTGCTTGACGCATTGATCGAACAGTACGAACGAGAAGGGGGTCAGTTTGTTGACGAGGAAGACGATGATGAACTGGAAGAACAAGAAGCTGATGATTACGGATGAACAAGCAATAGTATTCAACGAGTTATCAAGCAAGGACGTGAGCATAACAGACGTATCAACGCTGAGCGGTATGCTTATTGTCAAGATGAAACCCAATCTGCTGTGTGTTGTAGAGGAAGACGGAAGTATGCGTGCGACCACGGCAAAGAAAGGTGATGAATAATGTGGGTTAAAGGTGACTATCTTACGATCGAAGAATACCGACAGAAGATCGGGTTCACATCAACACAACCATTGTATCGAGCCATACGTGAGGGCAGGCTTGAACATATCAGGCGCTTCAATAGAATCCTGATACCAAAGAATGCGGTGCTAAAGGACAGACGCATTAAGGACGGGCGCTACATTGGGTTCAGACAATGGGTGGAACGGCAGGTCTCAAACATGGACGAGCTACCGTACATCGTAGAGAAGAGGAAGGGATTATCAACGCCAAGAAAAGACGATGACGTTGACACAAGATGGTGACAATACCATAATGAAACGGCAAAGGAGAATGATATGGAACAGAGTGCATTGAGTATCATCGAAAAAGTAGACACACAGATGGTGACTGATACCATCCAGAAGATCAGCCAGTTTCAAGCGATCATCAACAGTAGCTTGAAGCTCAATCAAGACTACGGTGTTATCCCCGGCACGGGTTCTAAGCCCACGCTGTTGAAGCCGGGCGCTGAGAAGATCAACATGCTGTTGGGCGTGTCGCCTGAGTATGAGTTCCTTGACAGGACAATCGACTTCGCAAAAGGGTTCTTCAACTATGAGTTGAAGTGCACGCTATACAAGAACATGGTAACAGATGGTGTGCTTATCAAGCTACCTGTCAGCGAGGGCGTAGGCTCATGCAACAGCAACGAGAAGAAGTATAAGTACATCACCCTCACAAAGACACAGATACCGGCAGACGTGGACGTGGCAACACTGTCATACAAGAAGGACAAGTGGGGGAACATCCGCTACTACATCCCTAACCCCGAGCCTGCCGACTTGGCAAACACTATTTTGAAGATGGCAAAGAAGCGTGCATACATTGACGCGACACTACAGCTTGCCGCTTTGTCAGACATCTTTACGCAGGACTTGGAAGACATCAAGGACTATGTTGTCAACAAGGATGACACTGTTGTCCCGACAAATGAACGTGCACCAGCGCCGTCACCGGATGAACCGGTGCCACCGCAGACTGGCGATAGGCCACGCAAGCCAGACCAGAAGAACCCGGGTGTGTTCGTCATCAAGTTCGGCAAGCATAACGGAAAAACAATCGCAGACATCTATAAGTCTGACCCCGGATATATTAAATGGCTTTCGGAATCTGGCAAGTACCCCGACATCAGAGCCGCTTGCTCTGCCTACATCGCCATTGTTTCAAGGGCAACCGCACAGACCAAGGATGTTACACCAGCGACAGAAGACGAGCCTACAGGGGTGCCAGCGCCGTCAGACGGTGATGCTCCTGATTGGCAAGATGATGATACAGCACTTCCGTTCGACATCTAATTGACAAAAAGAAGAAGAGACCGATGGTGCGGAAGCAACGGTCTCTTCTTCAAGAGCAGTGAGTAGAGAGGGACGGAGTAATTACATTATACCATCTGTCCCACAAAAAGCAAGGAGACGAGGAACAATGAGTAGAAAAACCCATTGGTATATACGTGTCACTTATGAGCGCAGTGCAGTGTCCACCGTGTACGGGACAAGAGAAGATGCCCTGCAAGAGATAGAAGAAATCGCGGCAACACTTGAAGATGGAGACGACACAACAATCATAACGGAACGGTTCTTTGAAGAAGACATTCCAGAAAGAGAGGATGACTGACATGGTATTACGAGAGCTTGTCTGCGTCAACATCCCCATGCACCCGTCCGGTAAGGGCAGGGCACGATCAAGCAGGAAGAGCGGTACACATTACACACCGCAGGAGACCCGAACAAAAGAGACATACATGATGATGATGTCCGCAGAACACATGGAACGAAACAGCATTGAGATAGCAAAGGGGCCAGTCATTCTTAGTGTGGATATTTTAATGTCACTACCACAGACGCTGAGTAAGGAACAGAGGAGATTACTAAGCTTAAATATGTTATATCCACTTAGAAAGCCTGACATTGACAACGTGATCAAGTCTGTCATGGACTCTTTGAATGGGATAGCATGGCTTGATGACAAGCAGGTAGTATCACAGACAACGAACAAGATATACACGGACGGAAGACCAATGATCACGATAAGAGCATCGGAGATCATCGAAGGCGATCAAGACTGACGGAGAGGGTGATCTGCATTGGCCGAAGGATATATTAAGCTTCACCGGAAGATGCTTGAGTGGGAATGGATAGGAGAGCCGTTCACGCACCACGTGTTTGTGATCATGCTCTTAATGGCAAGCTTCAAGGAATCAAAGTGGCGTGGAATAGACGTTAAGCCGGGGCAGATTGTAACCACAATGAACGAGCTTTCAGAGAAAACAATGCTGTCAAGACAGCAGTTGCGCACTGTCATGCAAAGGCTATTAGCAACCGGCGAAATAACCATCCAATCAACCAACCGATTTTCTATTATAACCATTGAGAATTGGGCGTTATACCAGAGTGATAATAATTTTCCAACCAACGAATCAACCAACACATCAACAAACGAGCAACCAACAACTAACCAACAAGCAACCAACCATCAGTATAAGAATGTAGAGAATGTAAAGAATGAAGAAATAGTTACTGTCGAAAAAGCACCTGTTATTCCAAGACCGAAGGTGCCAAGGAAGCTGACGCACAGCTATGCGTACACGAATGAGTTTGAGTTGTTCTGGAAGGAGTATCCACGCAAAGAGGGAAAGCGCATGGCATTTGCTTGTTGGAACAAGAGACTATCGCAAGGGGAGTTTGAGGACTCGATGATCAATGCCGCGAGAAACTATGCACAGCAACAGGCAGAGTTACAGACGGAAGCAAAGTACATTAAGCAACCGCATAACTTTATTGGAGACAGCATGGTGTATGCAGACTACATTGACGGCATACCAGCTAGCGGAGCAAGACCCATGAGAGCAAGGGTCTCGAAGTACGTAGATCAGGAGTAGCGTATGGAACGGAAGACGATAACAAAGAGATCGTTCGAGAAAGCGATGTCGCCATTGGGTAGTGGTGTGTGGATAGACAAGCGTTACGTCCTTGAAACCTGTCCATTTTGCTCAGAAGCATATTCATTCCAGTTCCAAGGCGCGACAGGACAATGGCGATGTGTATCGTGCAATGAGTTCGGAATGTCATTCAAGGAACTTGAGCACAGGCTTAGCATCAGGTTTGTCATGCTCGACAAGTCCATTCAAGAACCAGAAGTGCCTGACGGACTGATTGTCTTGAGCGAGTGGATAAAACCTACCAGCTTTCTGACAATCGACAGCGGGTGGTTGGAGATAGACAAGATAACTGGCGGATTGACAGAGGGTTCGTTGACGGTGCTAAGCGGTAAGCAGTCAGAGGGGAAGAGCACGTTCGCAGGACAGTTGGCGCTCAATGCAGTCAATCAGGGAATCCCTGTGTGCTTTTATTCAGGTGAGTTGTCCGTGATGGCATTCCACAGGTGGATATACAGTCAGGCCGCAGGCCCGGACTTCTGCTCCCCTGTTGTTGACAGGTACGGACAAACACGATACGAAGCAAGCCCTGAAGTTGTACCGCTGATAGACAAGTGGCTTGGTAAAAACCTGTTGCTGTATGACAACAGCATAGCCGGTGCATCGGAAGCACAGTCGATCATACAGAAGTTCTCAGAAGCAAGCAGATACTTTGGCGCGTCACTGTTCATTGCGGACAATCTCATGACGGTGGCACAGAACACGGCAGGCAAGGACAACTTTGCGCTGGCACAGAGTAGGTTTGTCGGACAGTTGATTGACCTTGCACAACAGCACAGGGCGCATGTCATTCTTGTTGCGCACCCAAAGAAGGGAGATGAAGACGCGGATTTCAACGACAGAATCTCAGGCATAGGTGACATCACACGGCGCTCGTCCAACGTGATGTTCCTCGAACGCTTGAAGCAAGACCAGTACGAGAAGATGAAGAGGAACGGTGAACTTGACAGCGACAGGACGACAAACATCCTGCATGTCAGCAAGAACAGAGAGTACGGCGGTAGTGGCTCGGTTGAGCTGACTTACGACAAGAGGAGCAGAAGGTTAATACAGTCCATAGACGCTATGGAATCAAGATACGGATGGGAGAATTACCTATGACCAGAATGAGAGCGAACAAAGATATTACGGAGCTTGTTACGAACACGATCATTGACATTTTGAAGAGCCATGTCGGCAGACACAACGCAATCAGCAAGCTTGAATTGCAAGAAGAGCTGAACAAGAGAGTCGGTAGCACATACAGCGGGAAAGTTGGGCAGGCCATGTCGTACAGGGTTACGTCCATCATCCGAGACATGTGCGGAGTCGTTGTGCTGAGCACGAGGAAGGGGTTCTTCATGCCTGAGAGCTTAGAGGACTTTGATTTGTACCTTAACATCATGAAGAAGCATGTTGAAGGCATGAATCGCAGGATTGAAACCGTTGAGAGACAGCGCGTGGCGTTCGAGGATGCCCTTAGAAAGCGTTGCAAGGACAAGGACGATACGCGTATAGCACGGACAACTAGAAAAGCGTTTAAGCGGCATTCTGTGGCGCTACGCGCCAAGATGCGGTAAGGAGTGAGTGAGATGTACGATATGTTTGCAACAATCAGGTACGCACTGAAGCGTGGATTCATGGTGTCGTTCAAGTACTCGGCTGATGGTAAATACATCATTGTCAATCTGACAAAGCTGGATGATTCGTGTGAGATCGTGAACTTCTACAACATGAAAGAGTTCGAAGGGTTCGAATACCCTGACTCTCCCGTAACAATCTGGATTAAGAAGATTGTTGACATGTTCATGGCGAACGGTGAGGAGACAACGGCAGGGACTATCCTGCAATCGAAGGTGGTGATTGATGTGCCTGACAATAAAATATCCAAAAGAATGGACGAGCTGATTCGCGCTGTTGACGAAATCTTTGTCGGCAACATTCCAAGCGAAGATGACCTGTACGGTATACATCAAGTGCTTGTCGAGCGAAGAGATGCCGAGCTCGACCGCCAGATGAAGCAACCTCCAGATGCCGAAACGCAACAAGATATTTGCCATCTCGAAATCATGGCTACAAACCTGATGGGGCATGTGCAGGACGGCAACAAATTAGCTGTTGCACAGGTCAAGGCGCTGGATGCTGGTATTGCCGCCCTGCGCCAGATGCGGACGGAGCTGTGCGAGTGGATTCCTGTCAGCGAGAGGTTGCCGACGGAAGAATTAGCAAGTGTATTAGTTTATACAAAAGATGGTGGAGTATCTGAAGGTCAATACTATCCAACAATAAAATCATGGAAACAATTTCGATGGTCAGTTGAAAATGCGACGGTCACGCACTGGATGCCGCTCCCACAGCCACCAGAAAGCGAGGGGTGACGGATGAAACACACATTGAGATATAGGGGTTGGCCTGTGCAAAGCTACCTTTTCCCAATCATGAGCAGACCAATCACAGCAGAAACAGATGACGTGCCTCTTAGCCTGTATGAGCAAATCGAGGTCTTTATCAACCACGAAACGCTTAACGCTTCGTATGTTTGCCCTTACTGCAACACACCCAACGAGCGAAGCCTTGTCGATTTTACGCCGTGGTATGTGTGTCGCAGATGCGGGCGTGATGTTGTAAGGGAGGAAGACGATGCTGACGGAAAAGCAGATTGACCAAACGATTGCCGAGTTGCATGACGGCATCCGCAGTCTGGATATATGGGACGCGCTATGGCTCATGGGCGCACAAGCCGTCGCCGCCATAGACCTTGCCGCCGAGAACGAGCGGCTAAAGGCCAAGCTGGATGCGGTGCGGAAGTGGGCTAGCAATCCGGTCAGGATAGATGATTTTGGTTACCAGATGGCGCAAGAATCAGTGCTTGCAATCATAGACAAGGACGGTGACG